GGTGTCATAACTGATACTCATCTGTGTTCAACACTATGTAAGCTAGACGAATTAAATGCCTTCTATGACTTACTTGCTAAGAGAGGTGTAAAGGATGTACTACATGCTGGAGACCTACTAGCTGGTAACGGTAAGATGTTCAGAGGACAGCTATCAGAGATGACATGTTACGGATTCGATGCACAGTCTGAAGAGGTTATAGAGAAGTATCCAGTAAGAAAGAACGTAACGACACATATAATAGCAGGTAATCATGACCTGTCTTTTTATAACGATAATGGAGCAGATATAGTAAAGACTGTATCAGATGAGAGAGAAGATATTAACTATCTTGGTCACTTTGATGCCACTATCGTTATGGGTGGGGTAAAGATAAAACTGCTACATCCAGACGCTGGAGGTGCGTACGCTCTCACCTATAAGTCACAGAAGATGGTGGAACAAATGGATAATAAGAACAAGCCAGACATCTTCATATTAGGACATTGGCACACAAGCTGTTANTACAAGCAATGTGATGTACATGTTATACACGGGGGGTGTTGGGAAGGCCAAGGCTCTTATTTGCTTTAGGAAAGGATTATATCCTTCTATCGGAGGATGGATAGTTACGGTGAAGACAGATGCAAAGGGAAACATACTTAGCTTAATACCTGAGTTCATTTCTTTTGACTAAAAACTAANGGAGGGGTTGTACAAATCTCTCCTTTTTGCTATACTTACTATATAAAAACAAATATGTCAATCTTATACAGTGATACTACTCAAGATATAACAGGCTATGAGAATATTTCAACGGAGGAATTGGAAGAGCTGTTAGAGATTGTAGAAGCAGAGCTAGAGAAAAGGAGTCAAGAATTAATGAAGGAATATGATTGAAACACTATTATACACTTATATGTTTGCACACACTCTACAGTGCAGCATTAACGACCGACCAATAGAGATAGAACCAGAGATAAGGTATATCTATATAGAAGTAGAGAAGGAAGAAGAGGTAGAGGCAGTAGAAGAGGTTAAGCCTGTGCTACATGTTCCAACTAAGACTTCATCTATAAGACAGTATACTGATAGAGAGTACAAGAGAAGTATATTCAATCCTAAGCATCCTAATTTTATTAAGACACAGTATCATGGAGAAGAAAATTAAAGATTATATGGCAAAAGCAATAACAACAATTATTGACATGCTAGCTAGTGAAGACACTGCGGTAGGAGATAATTTTACAATTATGGGGGTAGAATTAACAGTAACTAAAATAGATGAGTAATGTAGGAAGACCAACAAAAATGACACCTTTAGTCCTTGGAAAACTAGAAGATGCTTTTATGATGGGTGCAACAGATGAGCAAGCCTGTCTAGTTGCTGATATTAATCCTTCTACATTGTACGACTATCAGAAGGAAAACCCAGAATTTACCCAGCGAAAAGCTAAGTTAAAAGACCAACCTAACTTATTAGCTAAGATGGTAGTATTAAACGCTGTTAAGGACGGAGATAAGAATCAAGCTAACTGGTTACTAGAGAGGAAAGACCCAGGATACGTTAAGAAGACTGAGAACAAGAATCAAACTGAATTGAACATCACAGGCTTAACAATGGAAAAAGCTATGGAGATGGATATAGAAGAACTAGAGAAGATACTTAATAATTAGAATGGAAAAGGAAGTAGTAAGCTATGAAGAGTACAATAAAAACATGGATAGAATAATATCTAAGGGAGATGATGTTCATGTTACCCTAATAGAGATGTTAGGTTATGCTAGTAGTGTGGAATTAGAGAATATTGATAGTTGTGAGTAGTGTGTTTTGGGCTGCATGACCCGTTGGTTCACACTACTCACAGTTATTAATTAGAACTTTAACATAGGAGATTACAATGGAGATTAAGGCTAAAGCTATATCACCTAGTCCAGCAATAGAGTGTAGTAGTTGCGAGCTACTAGCTGAATACATTATAGAGGGTAACGATGTTGCTTTCTTTGCATGTAAAAGCTCTGACCACTATGAGAACGCCAGACAGCTGGTAATAGGATTCAAACACACTGAAATTGAACACATACCTAATCTTAGTTTTGGAGGTAGACAGTGATGATTGTCGAACTTATGAGAGGAAACGAAATGCTAGAGACTTGTAGCTGTTGCAGAAGCTTTGCAAAATACAAGTTTGTTAGCGATAAATCAACAATGTACTCCTATAGAAATACTGATTGTTATGTCGAAGTAACACAAACTATGAAGGAGGAAGAAGATGGGAGAGATTGAAATCAGAATAGTATCTATTAAGATTGCTATTGAGAACTCAAGAGAAGAACTCAGAATGATTGATAAGGAACTCGCTAAACTAATAGAGGAATACAAAAGGAGCAAGGATGAAGAAAAAGAAAACTTCTTTGAAGATTGAGAAACTTAAGAAGCAAAATGTTATTAATTGTGCTTGTGGAAGACATGCAGTTAATAGGATTCACTCAAAGGCTTGTGGGATAACCCTTAAGCTATATAAATGTGACATTTGTACTATTGTTTATGAGGAGAGAAGAAAATGAGGTTAATACTAGTTTTACTATTGTGTTCTGGTTGTGTAATGCAACTAAGGGCTGATATCGTTATCAATGGTGTTAAAGCCAGCGCTAGCGAAGAGAAGGCACTTAAGGAGCTTATGGGAGCTAATTTCAAGTTGAAGCCTGCAAAGGTTGAGACGAAGACTGTTCAAAAGCAAGCTGTTGAGACAGTACAAGTGGTTAAGCAAGAACAAGTGAGTGTTACGAAGAAAACGTACGGCTCAATGAAGAAGCCACTAAAGACTATCACTATTGATGTCTATGCTGAAACTGATGTAGAGGTGGAGCAAAGGCAGAAGCAGATTGCTAAGCTCATTGCTCAATTGAAGCAACTACAGGAATCTAAGGTCAAAGTTGACCCAAAGGTGAAAGTTGTTGTACGATAAAATAACCACCCCAATTACGGGGTGGTTTTTACTTTATCTTCATAAAGATTCGCATCTCTACTTCGACATTACATTCCAGAACTGCACAGCAGTACATGACATAGCATTCGCCAGTCTTCTCGTTGAAGCCATCTTGTTTATAGTAAGCAGGACCTCCACAAACCTCACACACCTCTTCAGTTCTAGTCTCTTTAGTAGTCCACAGAACTATGTGTTCATTCTTCTTAGGATTACCTATTTTATANCCCTTCTTACGCTTAGCGCTCATTATAGCCTCCTTGTTAAAGTTCTACTTATATTATATAATATCTATAGCCGATATAATAGGTGGGAGATGGATAAACAAATAGCAAAAAAAGCAATCGCTATAAAAGCGCTACAGGAGAAGATGAAACCCCAACGGGATTCTCTTATTGAGTTTGCTAAGTATATGTGGAAGGAGGAGAAGAAGCAGGACTTTGATGTACCAAAGCATTACTATGATATAGAGGAAAAACTCACCAAGATGTTAGACGGAGAGTGTACACGGTTAATAATCAATGTTCCACCTAGAACAGGTAAGACTCTTATGATTACAGAGTTGTTCCCCATTTGGGCCATGGGTAGGAAAGCAGCTAAGGACTTCATTGTTACTGGTTACTCTACTTCTCTTACTAGAGAGTTTTCAGGGCATAGTAGAGACTGGTACAGTTCACCTGCATTCAGAAGGGTATTCCCAGAGTGCCAGGAGATGAGAGATGACCAGAATACTAAGGAGTACTGGAAGACTAATGATGACTGTTCTTACTACGCCACAGGAGCAGGAGGTTCTATTACAGGACGTGGTTGTGATGTATTCATTATAGATGACCCAATCAAACCAGATGAGGCAGATACTAGTGATGTAGCTAGAGATGGTATAAACAACTGGTACTTAAACACAGTACAGTCTAGGCTTAACAATCCTCAAACAGGTGGTATTATTATCATCATGCAAAGAACCCACGATAGTGACTTGGCGGGTTTCTTAATGGAGCGTGAGGGTAAAGGTATTGGTAAATGGGATAAGATTATAGTACCAGCAATTGGAATGGATGGAACTTCTATTAGTGAGAAGAGGTTCCCATTAGAAGTATTAAGACAAATGCAATTAGATAATCCAGTAGTGTTCTCATGTCAGTATCAGCAAGAACCTACTAACAAGGATGCACAAGAGTTTCATGAAGAGTTTTGGCAATATCACACCGACCTACCTAAGGATAATTATAAACGTTGGTTCGCTTTCTTAGACCCGGCCTTCAGGGAGGGTAAGGAGCACGACAGAAGTGTTATCACGGTAGGTTGTGTGATTGATGGTACTGTTTATATAGAGGAGATTATAGGAGGTAGGTTTACTACTTACCAGACAGAGGATAAGTGTCTATACGTAGCTAGGAAGTATGACCTAGAGAAGTTCTTTATTGAGGATTATGGAGCTCAGGTTACGATGGCCAATAACGTAACCAGAAGGTTTGAACAAGAAGGTGTATATACACCAGTAGAGGGATTCAATCAAAAAGGAACTAAAAAGGTTGAGAAGATTAGGAGTATTATCTCACCTATAAGAAACAGGCTTATCTCATTTAAGAAGGATATGCCACTACTCCCAGAGCTAGAGAACGAGATGAAGAGATTTCCAAGAGGAGCGCACGACGATTTTGTTGACTGCTTACAGATGCTATTTAATGCATGTGAGCTACAACCATCTACAGATTTAGATGACTTTGGGATTGATGAGATATTAGAATACGACGAATTCGGCAGACCGATACTATAACAAAATAAAATGGAAGAAAATTGGAAGAAAATAAAGGAGTACCCTAACTATGAGTTATCTGACCTAGGAAGAATAAAGAGTCTTAGTTTTGGAAAGACNGGAAAGGAAAAGATTCTTAAACTAGTTGTGAATAGAGATGGTTATAATCAGGTTACTTTAACTGAAAACAAGAAGCAAAGGAGTTTTAGAGTTCACAGGCTAGTATACCTAGTATTTAATGATTTAGACCTAGACTCAAAGAAGTCTATATGTCACAAGAATGATATTAGGGATGATAATAGATTATCAAATCTATTTATTGGGACAAGAAAGGACAATTCTCAAGACATGTCGAAGAAGGGTAGGGCAGCACTATCTAAACTAACAGTAAGTCAAGTTAAAGAAATAAGGGCTATAAGCGGGGTTAAGGTTAGTGCAATCGCTAAACAATACGGAGTTTCCAGACAAGCTATTTACGAAGTTATCAAAAGAAAGACCTGGGTTTTGGTGTAGCTTTGCATTAGATTCTATAAGGTGGTATAATATTATTAATTAGTAAATGAAAGTGGGAACATTTCATTACTGAAAAAATAAAATGGCTACAACACCTACTCAAAGTACTCAGGAAGAAGCTTTACAGCTTACTAGCGAGACTTTCACATTCTACAAAAATCAAAGTGAGAAACACAGAAAGAAGATGGTTAAATTGTTCAAAGGTTACAATGACTATTTAGAAGTTGTGAACACTGGACAACAAACTCCATTCGTTGTTAATTTATCTGCTCAAGTAGTAGAGAAAGGATTGCCTAGAGTATATGCTAAGAACCCTAACTGGATTGTTACTAAGAACACATCTACTTTTAATATTAAAGCTTTCTCTAAGGCTAAGAAAGAGATTAAAGAAGCTATGGAGTCTGGAGTGGAAGGATTAGATAAGCAATTAGAGGAGCTAGAGATACAAGAGGGAGAGTTCGAGAGAGATATGATAGAGGGAGTACAATCTTACCTTACTTATATCTTTGACCAATATGATTACAAGGAGACTCTACAACTATGGGCTAAATCAGCTCTATTGTACGGTTATGCTTTCATTAAGACTGATTACAAGCACGTTATCTCTACTGAGTTTGATGCTAAAGGAAAGGTTATTGAGAAACCAGCTGCTGAGTATCCTACTATTGAGGTTAAATCATGGTCTGATATGTACGTAGATGCTAGGTTCCAATCTCTTAAAGAGATGCCTTCTATTATTGAACGTATTGAGGGAGTTAGTCTTTCAGAGCTAAAGAGAGACGATAAGTTATTCAATCTAGATAAGATTGAAGACTTAACTAATCTAAGTAATGAGATTACTGATGATTCTTACAAAGACCAAATCAAAGCTATCTTAGGAATAAACATTCCAGATGGAACTACTATTACTAGAATGGACAAGAACAACCTAGACATCAAAGTGTACTACGGACAATTCAAGGGAGAGGGAGATGATGAGGAGATGTTACACAAGATTACTATGGTTAATGATGTTGTTGTTATTGGAATGGAAAAGATTCTAAGATACCCATTCGTAGCATTCAAGTGTTTCTCTAACCCAGAGCAATTCTTTGGTACTGGACTATCTGAGAAGGTACAACCATATCAAGATGAGCTTACGTTTAAGAAGCAAGCATTTGCTGAGTCTGTTAACCAATCACTATACCGTTCATTCTATTACGATAATGGTATTGGTACACCTCCAGCTAATCTAAGACCTAGACCAGGTGGAATGACAAAGGTTAAGAGTGTAGCAAGAATGGATGAACATTTCCGAGAGCAAGAGTTTAAACCATTACCTAATGAGTACTTCTCTGAGCAAAATGACTTAGAGAGACAAGCTGAGAACGCTGCATTCCAAATCAATGCTAGTTCTCCACAGACTCAATCTGCATTAACAGATACTTTAGGTGGTGTAAGACTACAGGCTGAGGAGTCTAATTCTGTTTACAAGATGATAAGAGACAACTTCACTGACGCAATGACTGACCTTGGTTACTTATTGATACTAGAGACTAGAGATAATTTCACATCTAATATCGCAATTAAGAATACAAACAGTGAGGAATTCTGGGAGTTGAATAAGGAGATGTTAAGAGACCCAGAAATTAGATACGCAATTGACATAGAGGCTAATTCTTCTTCGTTCGAAGACTTAGGTAGAAAACGAGAGAACGCAATCGCTTTAGGGAATTATATGACGCAACTATTCCAATTAGGTGTAGTAGGTAAGGAGGCTGTACAGGAGACGTCTAAGATGATTCTAAACACATATGAAAGGCTTAACCCAGACAACTTCCTAGGATTGGAACCGGAGCAACCTCAGGGACAACAAGAACAGCCTGCAGGACAGCCAGGTGCTATAGCTCCCCCACCACAGGAAGTTGACGAGGCTAAGCAAGAAGTTGATGACACAATTAACAATGAAGTAACATTTGAATAATGGGAATAATTTCAGAACTTGAGAACTTTGAAGCTGTAGAAGTGGAAGAAGTTAATCAAGAGTTTAATAAGAACAAATCAGATATCGAAGCTATTGAAGATACTGATGGTTATAAGTTAATAAGAGAATACTGTGAATATATGACAAAGGTAGCTATCCACAGACTTAAGACATGTGACCAAAAGGACTTCTATAGGTATCAAGCAGAAGTAGCAGCATGCGAAGGATTGCTTGAGCACATTACATTCACGGATAGTTAATTAGGCGCTCTGTATCGTTGGTCTTTATTCCCACTTGCCCAACGGTACTGACTGCTTAATTAGCAGATAAATTAATTTAACATAATTATATGGACGCACAAGACCAAACTCAATACAGTGATGAATCTTCTATTATGCCTAGCATAGAGGGAGACACATCAATAAACGAGTCGTCAGTAGATGCTAATCCAAACGAGGTTAACATAAATCCAGCGATTGCAAACGCTGCGAAAGCTGTTGAACCTCAGGACGTAGGCTCACTCGACGAACTTAAGAAGACCGTGGAAGACCTAAGAAAAGGAGTTAATCCAATTCTTAGCGAAAACAAGGAAGCTAAAGCTCGAATCGAGGAGTTAGAGGCAAAACTAGCCGGTCAAGAGACGGAAGATTCAGAAGAGGCATCTGATGAAGCTACCCAAGCTCAGATTGACGCGCTTAACCTAGCCACTCGAGATGACGTTCGTGCAGACCTAGATGCTTTAAAGGCTGATATGGTTCTTGAAAAGAAAATCGACGATTTAGGTATCGGAGAGAAGAAACAAGAACTAATTGACCTTATGAGTCTAGAGTCTAATAAAGGGTTGTCTCCTCACGAGGTTGCTGAAAAGTACTCCCTAGCCGACGATTTTAAAATAAATCAGGCAAAAATGAGGACATTGAAGGGTAATGCTAATATCCAAGGAAGTAAGGATTTATCTAAGCTAGAGGACGTTGATATCAACAATCCTGACGAGCTTAAAATCTTTATTGACTCGAATAGTACAAATACTAACTTCTGTTAAAACAAGTGGGTAATAAATAGTGGGAAAACTATTATTTAAAACACTTAATAAAATGGCTAATTCATTAGATGCTACTTTTAGAAAGTTATGGGCTGCTTCTATGCAACATTTCTTCACAAAAGTAAACGTGTTCTCGCAAATCACGTCAAACAAATATGCTTCTGACCTTTACAACGGACGAACTTTGTCTCGACCTTTCTACACCGGTAATGACCTTCAAGTGTACACTCGTGGTACTGACTTGACTGAACAAGCTGTAGTTACTACAGACCAAACTTTGACTGTAAACAAAGAGTTCGGTGACCTTGAGTACTTCGACAAGTTCGATGACTTACAAACTGCTTACAACCATATCAAAGAGTTTACTGATATCGTTGCTCGAAAACTTTCAAACCAAATCGACGCTGACGTACTAGCTGAGGTTGTTAACGCTACTTCAACTGTTGACGGTGGAGATGTAACTGGTGGTACTGCTGGAGACGGTATTGGACTAACTGTTACTACTTGGCCAGAGATGCTTTCAAAAGCTAAATCTAAGATTCTTAAGCAAGACGCTGAATTCACTTCTGAGGCTTACATCGTTATTTCACCAGATGGTGAAGGTGTTGCTTTCAACTATGGAATCTCAAGAGAGACTTCTATGGGTGACGGAATCATGAAGAACGGTCTTATTGGACGTTCTAATGGGTTCAAGGTATTCGTATCTAACAACCTTACAGGTTCTCAAACTTTAGGATTCGCTACTGACTGGACTGCTGGAGATACTATTGTTATCAACGGTGCTACTTTCACTGCTGCTGCTGCTCCTTCTGCTGCTGGAGAAGTTGACGTTGCTGGAACTGCTGACGCTTCTGCTGCTTTAATCGCTGCATTGTGTAACGCTCCTAGTACTTCATCTACTGGTGAATATGTAGCTTTCTCTTCTGCTGACCAAATCAAACTTAGAAACGTAACAGCTGTAGCTGACGCTACTAACAACTGGATTACTTTCTACGGTGGCTGGTCGTTCCTACGAGCTTGTCTGTATCTGAGACTTTAACTGCTGCTGACCAGTTTGACACTGACAAAGCTAATACTCATTTCATGGCTGCAGGAATGAAGAATGCTGTAACTCTAGTAGTACAATCTAATCCTTCTATGCAAATCAACCAAGCTCAAAAGAGAAAAGGTCGATTCGTAGTAAGTACTGTATTGTACGGAGTTAAGACTTTCAACGACGGTGCTAATCGAATGGTTAACATCGAAGTAAAACAATCTTAGTTGATTTACCTCTAGCTCCTTAGGGAGTTAGGGTGAGTTAATTAATATAAAACAATGATTGATAAGAAGGCTATCTACATCCGAGACTGTGATGGTGCTAGATGTTTAGGGGATTCTCTTGAACCTACTCTACACACTTACACAATATGCCCATGTGAGGTTACAGAAGCTCCTAAGAAAGACGTTAAGGAAAAAGTTGAGGAAGTGGCTAAGAAAGTAAAGAAGACTGTTAAAAAGGCAGTTAAAAGAGTTACTAAGAAAAAAACAACTAAGAAGAAATAATGTTAAAACTTAAGCATCAAAACGTATCAGGTTCTAAGATTGTAGTTACTACTACATCTACTTTATGGAGCGACCTAGTTAATACTGCTGCTGGTACAACTTTAAGGAATGCTGGTTTTGACACTAATAAAGCTAATGGAGTAAATCTTATTCCACTAGATGGTAATATTAGATTTCAAGAAGATGGTAATGACCCTACAGCAACAGAGGGTGAACCATTGGACATCAATTACATTTATGGGGGGAGAAACATCTCACTAACTAACCTTAGGTTAATCAGTAGCACAGGAAGTAGCGTTACTTGTTACATCCAACCGGGAATGTGTAATCCTCATGAGACAACATTTATTTCACCAGCTGGAGCAGATAGTGGTAATGAGAGTATCATATCTAGTTCAGCTACTTACACAAGTGTATCAATGTCACTAGCCGACACAGAATACACTTACACCTTACCAAGCGCGGCTAAAAGCATAGAAATGAGACTGGACATAGACTCATCTTCTGATTTCAAATTGAATATCGGAGGAGGTGTAGGTGATTCAGCAACTGATTATATACCTGTAGAAGATGGCGAGTTGTACTGGAGACAGAATCTCGACCTAGCTGCTGGTACAGTTCTCAGGTTTCAAAGCCCAGACGCTGCGCAAACTATGAGAATTGTAACCTATGCATAATGCCTGTAAGAGGACGTAAAAATCTAGCTTCAACACTGATAATGAATACTTCTAATGATACTGAGGTACTATTTAACGATGCTGGCGTACTAAGCGGTGATGCTGGATTTACATTTAATAAGACTACAAACAGCCTTACGCTTGGAGGAGGTGCTACTTTTAATAATGATTCAGGAGACAACGACTTCATTATAAATGGTCAAACTGGAGCTGCTTACACTTATGATGCTGGAACTAATAAGCACACTTTTACAAATGATATCCTTATCAATGACGGTGTAAAAGACGTATTCGAGTTTGATATGTCAAAGGCTAGAATGGTTATAAATGATAGTGGTACTGCTGGAAGTGTTCTAAAATTCTCTAATACTAATGCTGGAAGTAATTTAATGGCTATTACATGGGATGATGCTGGTACTACTATGTTTGACGTATACAGTGCTGCATCTGGTAGCATCAGAGTGTTTGAGGTTTATAATAATGATGTAGGAATTAACAGATATTCAATAAGTGTTGATGAGCCAACAAACAAGGTTTCTATTAATGATGCTGCTGAATTTAATGTTACTGCTGGTGACAACGATTTCGTTGTGAATAAGAACGTCAGCGGGCAAACTATAAATTACGATGCAGGAATAGACCAACTTACTTTAGACGGTACAGCTAT